CGAGTTCGATGCTGACCTGCCCGGCGGCCATGAAAAGGATGCTGTGATCCCTGAAGGAAGCCGTAACGCTACCATGTCCCGCTTCGCTGGAATCGTCATCAAGAAGTATGGTGACACAGAAAAGGCCTATCAGAGCTTTCTGGAGAAGGCCGCAACCTGCGTGCCGCCTCTCGACAACAGTGAGCTCTCCACAATCTGGCATAGTGCCCAGCGCTTTTATTCAAAAATCAGCCGCGAGGACGGATACGTTCCTCCGGAAATCTATAACGACGAGAACAGCTATATGCCGGAGGACTTCTCCGACGTCGGACAGGCCGAAGTGCTCTCTAAGTATTTTGCGAACGAGCTGCGCTACTCACCGGCCACCCACTTCATCCGCTACAGCGACCATTACTGGCAGGAAACGGAACCCGGCGCTCAGGCTGTCGCCCATGAGCTTACCCGCAGGCAGCTGAACGAGTCGAACCGGCTCATGTGTGAAGCGCTGCAGAAGCTCAAAAACTGCGGAGCTCAGGAAATCCTCGACAATACATCAAAGACCAAGGCCGAACAGCTCATGAACGATGAACAGATGAAGGCATATCAGGAGTTCCTTGCCGCAAAAGCCTATCAGAGCTTTGCTATCCGCAGGCGTGATTCCAAGAACATCACGTCAACCCTCAAGGAATCCCATCCGATGTTGGAAATCTCGCCAAGGGATCTGGATGCGGACTGCTTCCTGCTCTGTACACCGGAAGCGACCTATGACCTTCGCTTAGGCTGTGCCGGTGCCCGTGAACATTCCGCAGATGACTTCATTACGAAAATTACCTCGGTCTCACCCGGCGTCAAGGGAACCCAGCTCTGGCTGGACAACCTGAATCTCATTTTTCAGAAGGATCAGCAGCTCATCGATTATGTTCAGATGATCTGCGGCCTTGCTGCAATCGGGAAAGTTTTTGTGGAGGCGCTCATCATCGCATACGGCGATGGGCGCAACGGCAAATCCACCTTCTGGAATGCCATCTCCCGCGTGCTGGGACTCTACAGTGGAAATATATCCGCAGATACCCTGACCGTCGGCTGCCGCAGGAACATCAAGCCGGAAATGGCTGAGGTCAAAGGCAAGCGCCTGCTGATCGCTGCGGAAATGCAGGAAGGCGCAAGGCTCAACGACTCCACCGTCAAGCAGCTCTGCTCTACGGATGATGTATTTGCAGAGAAGAAATATAAAGATCCGTTTTCCTTCAAGCCCTGCCACACGCTGGTGCTGTATACGAACCACCTGCCTCGCGTCTCCGCCTCCGATGACGGTATCTGGCGCAGGCTTATCGTGATCCCGTTCAATGCCAAGATCGAAGGCAAGGCCGACATCAAAAATTACGGTGAGTACCTGTATGAAAATGCCGGTGAAAGCATTCTGGCATGGATCATCGAAGGAGCTAAAAAGGTCATCGCGCTGGACTACCAGATTCCGGTACCGGACTGCGTGACGAAGGCCATCGATGAATATCGCAGCCAGAACGACTGGTTCGGACATTTTCTGGATGAGAAGTGCGATGTAGATGAGTCCTTTAAGGAAAGCTCCTCGGCGCTCTATCAGGCATACCGCAACTACTCGCTGGATTGCAATGAGTATGTTCGCAGCACGGCAGACTTTTACTTTGCGCTGGAGAAAGCCGGATTCGAGCGGCTGACACTGAATCGGAAGCGCTATTTCAAGGGCTTAAAGATTCATGAGGACAACGGCGCAGAGGAAGATTTTCTGCAGTAATCCGGGACTATGACAAGGTGTATCAAGGTCTTATATAAAAACTCTCTTAGGCCTTAAAAAATAGCTCTAAGAAAAAGTTTGGTAAATACCATTGATACACCTTGCACATCGCCGGAAATTCGCACCTGACGGAGGTTACCTATGAATGAGAAACAGATAGAAAACAAGTTAACGACGGCGGTGAAAAAGTCCGGCGGGATTGCGCTTAAGCTGGTGTGTCCCTCTTTCGCAGGAATGCCCGACCGTCTGATCTTATTACCTGACGGCCATATCGGTTTCGCAGAGCTGAAGGCTCCCGGCAAAAAGCCACGCCCGCTCCAGCTCTCACGTCACAGGCTGCTTCAGGAACTCGGATACCGGGTCTATGTCATTGACGACCCGGCGCAGATTGGAGGGATGATCGATGAACTTCAATCCACATGATTATCAGGACTATGCCATCCGCTATATTGAAAAGCACCCTGTGGCCGCAGTCCTTTTAGATATGGGACTTGGCAAGACGATCATCAGTCTGACGGCAGTATATGACCTGTTGTTTGACAGCTTCGAAGTGCATCGCGTTTTAGTGGTAGCTCCCTTAAGAGTCGCCCGCGATACATGGCCAGCAGAAATCCAGAAATGGGAGCACCTAAGAGGTCTGACCTATGCGGTCGCAGTCGGGACACCGAAGGAGCGTAAAACTGCCCTCATGCAGAGAGCAGACATCACGATCATCAACCGCGAGAACCTGCAGTGGCTCATTGACGAGTCCGGCTTTCCCTTTGACTTCGATATGGTGATTATCGATGAGCTGTCATCCTTCAAAAATCATAAATCCAAGCGCTTTAAGTCTCTGATGAAGGTTAGGCCGAAGCTCCATCGCATTATCGGGCTCACAGGCACTCCTTCTTCAAATGGTCTCATGGATCTGTGGGCAGAGTTTAAAGTGCTGGATATGGGCGAGCGCCTCGGACGCTTTATCACACAGTACCGGACAAATTACTTCATGCCGGACAAGAGAAACGGCGAGATCATCTACTCCTACAAGCCACTGCCCTATGCGGAGGACGCCATCTATCGGAGGATCTCGGATATCACGATTTCCATGAAATCTACCGACCATCTGAAGATGCCGGAGCTGGTTTCAACAGAATATGAAGTGCAGCTTTCTGACTCTGAGCGCAGCCGTTATGAAGATTTGAAACAGGAGCTCATATTGCAGCTCCCTGATGGTGAGGTGACTGCTGCCAATGCTGCATCGCTTACAGGCAAACTCTCACAGCTCGCAAATGGTGCCATATATGCCGATACCGGTGAGGTCATCGAGTTCCACGATAGGAAGCTGGACGCTTTGGAGGATATTATCGAGGCCGCCAATGAAAAATCGCTTCTTGTGGCCTACTGGTTCCGGCATGACCTTAGTCGCATCAAGAACCGCTTCAATGTTCGGGAGATCAAGACCAGCCGCGATATTGCTGACTGGAATGCGGGAAAGATTCCTGTAGCAGTCATCCATCCGGCCTCTGCCGGTCACGGTTTGAACCTTCAGGCCGGAGGCTCCACCCTTGTGTGGTTCGGTCTTACATGGTCGCTGGAATTATATCAACAGACCAACGCCCGTCTCTGGCGGCAAGGTCAAGAATCCGGCACTGTGGTGATCCAGCACATTATTACCAAGGGCACCATCGACGAAAGGATCGTAAAGGCGCTATCCAAGAAAGAGATGACGCAGACCGCACTGATTGACGCGGTCAAGGCTGACCTTGAGGTGGTGTGATGACCGATCCTTATGAAAATCTCGCCAATGCCATCGTGCTGCAGGCAGTGAAGGATTACCGGGACTCCCTGAAGCGCCTGAAAAAGAAGCCCGGCAATCAAGCCGCCATGTCGGATGCAATGGAATGTGAACGGTTCTTCCGCTCCGGCTGGTACAAAGCACTGACGAGTGTGGATGGCGAGTATCTCATACAAAAACTACGAGAGGAGGCGAAGTCCTTATGACAGTAAAAGAATATCTCCATCAGGCCTACCGCCTTGATCAGAGAATCAAGTCCGACACGATGGAAGCACAAAACCTGCGTGAGATGGCGGGTAGCGTGTCGGCTATCCAATATGATAAAGACCGCGTGCAGACTTCCCGAAATACGGAAGCACCCTTTGTCCGAACGCTTGAGAAGCTGTGGACTCTGGAAAAGAAAATCGCCGGTGAGCTGGAAATGCTATCAGACCTTAAGAAACAGATACGGGAGGTCATTGAGGCAGTTCCTGATACCGACGAGCGCATGGTACTCAAGTACCGGTACATCCATAACTATACATGGGAGCAGATCGGAATGGAGCTCTGTGCAGATGCCCGCACCATTCGTCGCTGGCACGGCAAGGCGCTCCTTCATGTAACACTTCCGGATGATCCAATTATCATTTGAAATGCGCCCGAAATGTCCTGCTTTGTCCTAAGATGTCCACCCGCCCTTTATGATAGTATATAATCAGCGAAAAGAATAAAGAAACAGCTGCACGCGCAGCACACAAGCCTTGCGGGAACATCCTGCAGGGCTTTCTTTATGCCCTGAAAGGAGGCACGGCTTATGCCAAGAAAACCACAACGACCGTGCCGCTATCCCGGCTGCCCACACCTAACGGACGGTGTTTATTGTGAGGAGCACGCCAAGGTCATGGAACAGCACTACGAGAAGTTCCAGCGTGGCTACTCTCCCGGCAAACGCTACGGCAGAGCATGGAAACGAATCCGTGACCGCTACGTTCATAAGCACCCGCTTTGTGAGCAGTGCTTAAAGGAAGGACGCTACGTCGCGGTTGAGGAAGTCCACCACATCGTGCCGCTTGCTGAGGGAGGATCGAATGACGAGTCCAACCTTATGAGTCTTTGTCGTTCGTGTCACGAGAAGATTCACCACGAGCGCGGCGACCGGTAGGGCGGTCAAAATCTCTACGACCCTTTTCCCCGGAAAACGGCGCGGGGTCTTTTACGCAAAAATTGCAATTCAAACAGGGTATTAAACCCTGCACCACAGAAATGGAAGTGATCGACATGGCGAAAGACGGAACCTATCGCGGCGGG